GGAAAGAAGTGGATATAATGTTCTCGGCGTTGATATTTTTCAAGACTATGTAAACAAGATAAATGAAAAGACGATTTATTTTTCTGAACCAAATTATGATAATTTATTACAAAAATCAGAGAACCTGAAGGCTACAACGAATTTACAAGAAGGACTTAACCATTCCAATATTATATTTATTATTGTTCAAACACCCAACGGTGGGGGAAATCGATTCTATGATCATTCTATTCTATCTAATCTTTTGGAAAAAATAAACAAATTGCAACCATCCAATAAACACTTTATTATTGGATGTACAGTCATGCCGAATTATATATGTGATATAGGAACAACTCTTATGAACAAATGCAAAAATTCGACACTTTCATATAATCCAGAATTTGTAGCACAAGGAGATATTGTAAGAGGATTTGAGAACCCAGATATTATTTTGGTAGGTACAGAATCTGAAGAATTAAAACCGGTTCTCAAAGAAATATATGATAAAATGACAAAAAATCAACCAAAATATTGCTTTATGCGACCAACGGAAGCAGAAATTGTTAAAATTTCACTCAATGGATTTATTACAACAAAAATCAGTTTTGCAAATATGATTTCTGATCTTTGCGATTCATTAACAAATGTAAACAAAGCAACGGTTCTCGAAGCAATTGGATCAGATTCAAGAATCGGAACAAAATATTTCCGTCCAGGAACATCTTTCGGAGGTCCATGTTTCCCAAGAGATACACGAGCACTAAAACAATTGATGGATCAAAATAATATACAATCGAACATTTTACAAGCAACTACTGATTATAATAATCAACATGTAATAGTTCATGCTCAACAATTGCTTTCAGAAAATGACTTGTTGTCAAAAAAAATTCAGGAATTATTAACATGCACCAAACTCGATGATACTACATTTGTGTTCTCAAATGTTTGTTATAAAGACAATTCAAAAATTCCAATTATAGAAGAATCGGCAAAGCTAAAAATTGCGGAGATATTAGTAAAAAAACACGAGAAAAAAGTTATTATAAAAGATGTCGAGCCGATTATAAATGAAGTAAAAAAAGAGTTTGGTTCTCTATTTTTGTATGAAATTGAACCATAAAATCGAACCAATCAATTCATAAATTGTTTTTATTATAAATAATAAAAATAATTGTATGCCAACAGAAAAACCGCTCGAATTATGCATTCCAAAAGTATCTGCATCTACACCACGTAAACAAATATTTGACACATTTTGTAAATTAAAAATAGGATATATTGAACGAATAACTGAAAACCCATTAAGAGCAGATGCGAATTTCAAACGTATTGTTATACGCATAAAATGGGATGATAAACAACCACTTGCAAAAGAAATACAGGATCAATTACAAGATAAAACAAATCACATGAATGTTGTATATGACATGCCTTGGTTTTGGCAAATATATGCAAATCAGCCGCAGAAATAAGAAACAAAAAAATAAAAACAATATAGAAGAAAGAATGGCACGATGGTGAGAACATGTTATTCTTCGATCAAAATAGATGACAAATATTCTTTCAATGCGTGGTTCTCACAGATCTCCATTTCTTTTTTTTCATAAAACCATATTTGAAATAATCCAGTATTATCTGCGCGCTTTATTTCTTTCATAAACAATTCGTCAATACATCCATATGCATTTTTATAATGTAAAATTTCATCTTTTAATTTCTCTTTTATTTTACATAAAAAATCCAACCGTTTTTGCTGCTTGTTCTCAATATTCGTTCCCCATTTCCATTCAATGTATAGTATTTCATTTTTAACATCCTTGAACTTCACCAGCAAATTTTTCTTATATATTTCTATTCTTTTTATAAATGAGAAAATATTTACATTGCAGATAATAGGAAACATTTTTTTTACTTCATTGGGAATAAATATATTGGTTGATTCTTTAATTTCATTTATTTTTTTCTCCACTTCTTTCATTTTACTTATCACCAAATCATTTTTCTCTTTATGGTTCTCAAAAAATGTTATTTTATTACTTGCAAATTCTATAGAACTTTCTAATCGGTCATATTGATTCGTTAAATATAAAAACAATTCAGCAGATGATTCCAGTTTAAAATAATGAACAATTGAAATAAATAAGGCAACAATTGCATTCAAAGCAGAAATAAAAGCACCACTCCAATGATGGTTTTGAATAATAGGAGCAAAAATAGTAATAATAGATGTACCGATAAATGATGGAATCATCAACATATTCAATTTCATTTGCGTTATGGTTCTCGATTTCATATACAAATTTTTTTGTCCTTTTAAAAAAGTAGTCAAAATATCCAATTCATTCGAATATTTATCATCAGTTTCATAGTATTTATTTATAGAATTACTTACTTCTCGAAATGTTAATTTTTTTAGCTTCGAAGAATTTTCTTTATATATTTCATTTTCGTTTCTATATGTCTCCAGTGCATGGAAATCATTATTGCTATCTTTGGGACAAATCTGCACAATATCAGAATTTTCAAATAATAAACTACTCTCATTATCATTATCATCATCACTATTATCATTAGACATGATAATTGGACTATTTGATTCATAATCAAAATTATATTCATTAATTTGATTATAATTATTATCTTGTTGATAGTTGTGTAAAATATTGTATACATTTAATTTATGAATAAAATGGTCATCTGTATATTTATGTAATTGTGATTCTTCAATAATATGATCACCTATTTCAGAAGTATGCATCATATCTATGTGTATATGTTCACTAACACTTGATTTGGGTGAAGAATCCGTAGATGACATTTATTATTTTTTATAGTATATTGTATATTGTATAAAAATAAATAAACCAAATAAATAAACCAAATAAATAAATTCCCAATAAATAACCCCCAATAAATAAAATTGAACAATATTTCAAAAATAATAAATAACAATATAAACAAATGTCGAATATTGAATCACAAGACGGTATTCATTATACACAAAAAATAAGCAAAAATGAAACAAATCCAGCAAAAACAATAAAACCAATAAGTAAATCAAAAAAACCACAGCCAAATACAGAAGAAGCAGCCAAACAAAATCAAGAAAAGAAACAGGAAAAAAGGCAAATCAGACAGTTCAAAAAAACAATGAGAACTTATTTATTAACTTCACGATTCAATACGGAAACAAGAGCACAAAACGAAATATATAGAAACATAAAATGGCCAAATGGATGTATATATTGTTCACCTGAACATGTTTCGCACGATATACCCATAGAATCAAAAATGATTGTTCTCGAAATGGATAATGATAAAAATACGATATTTGGGGTAGGTATGTTATTGAACAAACCATTTCATAATAAACATTCGGTATATGCAGATGAAAATTACAATCGTTATAGTTATATAGGAAAATATCGAATCAAACGCGAAGAACTAAATGAACAACAAGAAGCTGTATTTAAAGCGCTTGATATTTTATGTTTTAAAGGTAATGAACATATGAAACGTGGGCATGGATTAAAAGCCTTTCCTGCAAAACTACTCATGAATTGCAGTAGTATCATTGATTTACCAAAATTTATTGAACAAATGTTTAAAACAAGATTCTTTTCAAAATAAAAATAAAAATCTGATAATAATAAACGTTGCAAAAAATATAGACGATATGTATAAGATAGTGTAAATATGACAGATGATATTTATGATGTAAATAAATATACAGATAAACAATTATATGATATTTTAGACATGAATAATCCGACAGACCGTGAATTAGAAGCCAAAATTATTCATTTAATAAATAAATATTCAAATATGCAAAATGAATCAGGATATCAATTGGCTCTTTTTTTCCAAAACATCTATGATCATTTTTTCGGAGATTCTAATATAGAAGGATTCGAGGATTCATCTACCCCCAATCCATTATCGATAACAGATGCATCCAATACAATACAAGATACAAAGGTAGGCTATGAACCTCAACAAATAGCCTCAGTTCAGCAATTTGATTATGCATCAGACAAATTACAATTAAATCCGTTAATAAAGCAAACCATCAAGCGTGTAATTAGTATAGATAGCCAATATCGCGATATAAATACAAACCCTCTCGCAACAAATTTTTCATTTGATCTTTCTGAACCATTACGTGATGTAGTATCGTTGAAACTTTATTCGATTCAAATACCTTATACATGGTATACTATATCAAAAAGCTATGGCAGTAATTTTTTATATTTGAAAGGAAATACAGAAGGCATTAATGATGGAACATATGATTATAAAATAGAAATAGCTGCAGGAAATTATACACCTCAAAACCTTGTAGATGCAATTAATTCATCCTTTAATGATATTTCAAATAGTATTGCATCTGATGTTAATTTCAATGGTCTACCCCTATTCACATATGATAGTATAACATCAAAAACTACGTTCAATCTTAATTTACAAAAAACATTCAAAGAATCATATTATCAACTATATTTTCCGATCTGGACTTCACCAATCACCGATAATACTGGTTCTATACCAGGCTATTTGGGATTCAATAATCAAATATATGATCTGAATTCAATTACATCAAATCAATCCTATATAACAACACAATTATTAAACTCAGAAACCAGTCAAGATTACTATTTAGATAATTCAAATAATTATTTTACAGTTATTCAGTATCTAAATTCAGATATATTTTCCGCATACAATTCGCCAACATCAACTATATTAGAGACAATAACGGTTCAACTACAAAATAATGGAATACCATATATAGGATTAGCGACACGCTCTCAAATTATATCTGCAGTGAATAACGCGTTAACAACATCTGCATATTTTGATAATGCAACATCTGGGATTAAAGCAATACCAATAACACAAACAGATCAAGCGAATAATGGCTACACATATTTTGAATTAAAAATTACATTAAATAGAGAAACGATCAAATATACTCCTAATTCCAAAATAGCAATTGTGTTTCCGAACGAAGTGCCAAGAAATAATCCAAGTTATACAGATATTGTATACACAATATGGCATTTACAGAAAGGTTTAACACATTGCTGTTTCTTTTTTGATTCAACCATCAATTATCCGTCACAGATAATATCAGAAACACAAGCAAAATCATCAAGTTATGTAGTTGATACATCCACTAATATTATTTTTACATGCAATACTCCAGGATATAACAATGGTATAAACGATTTCTCAATGAACGTGCCTGCATCATCCGCATTAGGTTATACATTAGGCCAATATTTATCAACAATAACAGGAACGTTTATTACGCAAAATAACAAACCAAATACTGTTAACAATAATATTTTTAATATGGTAAATACATCTGCAGAGATCGATTCGAATTCAAAATTTAATTTGATAGTTGATTTAACCAAAACATTTACCAGTAAAAATTATCATATATCTTTTGATGATAAATCCCTATTATATCAGATGTATGATAAACCATATGGTGGTATCGGATCACCATGGACATTAGATCAAGATTTATCAAGTAATCCAATTGCAAATATATTTCCATATACAATTAAATACATTACTACTGGTTATCAAGTCGACGTAAGTTATATTTTTACGATTTCACCAAATCAAAATATTACACCAAATCAAGGGAATCGAGACGCACCAAGTTGTGCAGTATGTCTACCATATCCCGATAGTGATTTTCCCAAAATATTTGATACATATACATCATTTCTTTCAGAAATAAACAATGCTATTGTAAATACAATCGTTTCTATACCAGAAATAAATGATTCTCAACGTGTTCTCAGTCAATCGTCGCTCACAGGAGCATTGAATACATCTGTAATACCACCAATCATTGATCTTTCAATGAATGTTATATACTCATATGCATTAACAGAGTCAAATTATGATATTTCATTTGTAGATGCAAATTATGATATATCAAATGTTAACAATGCATGGAATTGTTTCAATATAGAATCATATTATGATCTTTATGAACAAACAAAAATTCCTTTATCAAATCCAACTGGATATTATCCATATGCAAAAATTGTTGGAAGTTCTGAAATTACTTCAATTCAAATAATCAATATATTGGATGGAAGCAACACAATATTATTTCAGACATATGCAAATAACAGTAGTCAAACAATTCCAAATCAAGTCATTACAATACAAATTACACCAAAAACATATTCAATAAATACATTGTATAATGAAATAAATCGCCTTTTCAATGAAACAGAATATTTAAATGGTTCATATATAACAAGCATAACAAAAAACAATATTACATATACACAATTACAAATAAATATAAATCGTATATTCACATCTCAAGATTATACATTAGTTTTTTATGATCCTATTAGTTTTATTACATGTTATTCTGGATCGAGAACTGTTCAAAATACAACATGGGATACTACAATTGGGTGGATATTAGGCTATCGTGATTATACACAATACTCATTAACTAAAAAAAATCAAACTGTGAATACTAATTACCCATATAATAAATATTATTTACAGTCCATCAATGGATCATATACGTATACAGAATCATACGGTGCGTCAAATCAACTAATAACAAATACAAATATACAACTTGTTGGTGATACAACATTAAGCACAAATTTATTCAACTATTTTTTGGTT